TGGATAATTTTTTGTATATACAGTCTTTTTTGCATAAACTTAATAAAAAGTGCTATATATTGCATATTTATGCATTATATAGCCAATTATGCAAAAATATTGCATAAAGTTATCCACATTTTGTCCACATTTATTCAAAGTTATCCACATTTTGTCCACATTTTGCATAAAGTTATTCACATTTGACAAAATAATGATTATTTTGTATAATGAAATTACCATATATGGAGGGCGTTGCCTATGAAAGAATTTATTGTATCAAATCCTTATGCTTTCGCGTGTATGTGCATTTGTGCCGTTGCATGCGTTATCACGTTTTTTGTGGTACTTCATGACACAAAGAGTGTCAAAAAATCTATTCGTGCCGTAAAGGAGGTTATTATGGAGTTTAGACTCCCGAACTATCGACAAGACGATAGCGAGAAAAAAGAGCAAACTGCGCAAGAATTTACGCCGTATATTGATGAGTATCAATATGTGGCGGATACTGGTGAAATTGAAAAAACCGGAAAACAAATTAACATCGATGAAAAGATACAATCATATCTTTCAACACGTCTTGAAGATATGCTTGAAAAATTTTTGTCACCGCAAAAAGTTGAGCATAACGACGTTATTGCGGAGCCTAATGAGATGTCTGGTGATCTGGAATCTATGTTGCAAGCGTATGATAGTTATGTTTCGCGCGCTGACGAGCTTCGCGCAAAATATAAGCTTCCGTCTTCTCTTGCGACTGCAGATGTTTATCAAGCAGTTGAAGAAATGTATCAACGTCAAAAACAATTTGTCGAGTCTTTGGCTTCGTCAAATCAACAATTTGGAGGTGTAAAAGATGAAAAAGTCGTATCGTCTGAAAAAGAGAACAAACAAGCGTAATTTTCGTCACACGGCGTCAAAAACGCACAAAAAAAATTTGACGGCTAACGTCATGCGAGGAGGTTATAGACTATGAGAGTTGGACTTTATTCTTATTTCGATAGAAAAGCGCATTGCTATGGTGCTCCATTTACAGCGGTTAACAATGACGTTGCTGTTCGTCAATTTGCTGGTTTGATTCAAGACGCTGGCGCACGTTTGGCAATTTATGATACGGAGCTTTATAAGGTTGGCGAATTTGATGGTGATAACGGCGTTGTCGTTTCTTCTCCAATTGAATTTATCTGTGATTATTATGCAGCTTCGGAGCTTCTTAAAGGTGGTGATCGCGAATGAAGAAAAGCAATTTCGTTTTTGGCTCTGTGCCGATGATTCGCGCGTCGCGTTCAAAATTTGATTTGTCGTTCACTCATAAAACCTCTGGTAATGTAGGAAAACTTTATCCGTTTTTCTGTCAAGAGGTTTACCCTGGCGATACGTTCAAGACAAAATCGACTATTTTGGCTCGTCTTAATAGCGCGTATCTTCGTCCGGTTATGGATAATTTGTTCCTCGATCAATATTTCTTTTTTGTTCCTTCTCGTCTTGTTTTCAATAAGTTTGCGCAAGTTTTTGGCGAAAACAAGGAAAGTCCTTGGGCTGTTAAAAATCCTCCTTCTGTTCCTTGTTTTCAAAATACTGAAACGACTGGCAACGTTGCGTTGCATGATAACGTTTGTGCTTATCTTTATTTGCCGGTTGGTGAGGATTTGAAAGGGAATATTAAAGATATATCTTTGCTTCCGGCTCGTGCTTTTGCTCTCATTTATGATGAGTGGTTCCGTGATGAGAATAATATTCAACCGATGAATATTCAAAAAGGTGACGCGGTAGCTAGTGAAAAGCTTAATAATAATCCTTGGAGTGAAAACAACTATCTTGGCAAGTGTCCTAGTGTTGCAAAGTTCCATGATTATTTTACTACTTGTTTGCCTTCGCCTCAGAAAGGTGATCCGGTTCAAGCTCTTGGGACGTCTGTTTCTCCTGTTAATACCTATCCTATTTTAGAGATGGGCTTTTCTTCTGTTCCCGATCGTCTTTCTAATATGGTACAACATCAAAATTTGCTTTGGGGTAGGTTTAACCTTAATCAAGCTGGCACTGTTGCTACGGATTATGTTAGGTCTGTTGATCCTTGGCTCTATTCTGTTTCTGTTAATGGTGAGGTCCAAGATCAGATGGATGGTCTTTATCTTAGAGGCGTGACACGTGAACAGTCTGGTACTGGTGGTACCTCTGAAAATATTGGTTTGATTCCTTACAACCTTGGCGTTGCTTTAAATCCCGTTACTGTCAATGATTTGCGCCTTGCGTTTCAAACTCAAAAAATGCTTGAAAAGGACGCGAGAGGTGGTACGAGATATCGTGAGTACATTCTCTCGCATTTCGGTGTTTCTGTTGCAGATAGTCGTGTTCAAGTTCCGGAGTTTCTTGGTGGCAAACGTACTCCGCTTAACGTTCAACAAGTCGCTCAGACTTCGCAAGCTACGACTGATTCTCCGCTTGCTTCTCTCGGTGCTTATTCGCTTTCATTCGGTCAAAGTGGTTTCTCAAAGGGCTTTACTGAACATGGCTATATAATTGGTGTTATGTGTTTGCGTTATCATCATACATATCAACAAGGTGTTGAGCGTTTTGCTTTCCGCAAAAATCGTCTTGATTTTTATGATCCGGTGTTTGCGAATATTGGTGAGCAACCTGTATATAAAAAAGAGCTTTTTGCCGGTGCTCCTTCTGATTCTGTTTTCGGGTATCAAGAGGCTTGGGCAGATTTGAGGTATCGTCCCTCTCGTGTGAGTGGTCAGTTAGCTTCTAAGGCAACAAATACTCTTGATATTTATCATTTTGCTGATGAGTATTCAAATGCTCCTACTCTTTCGGATGGTTTTATCAATGAAACAGATAGTAACTTTGCGCGTACTATCGCAATAGCGGATGCTCAGAGTGTGGATGCTGATCAGTTTGTTTTTGATATTTATTGTCAAAATGAGGCAATACGTGAATTGCCAGTTTATTCTGTGCCGTCTTTGATTGATCACAATTAACGGAGGTTTTTATGGCAATCAATTCTAGTTTCTTGCTTGACGGCTCTCCGTCTAATCAATCTGGCTCAGTCTTTGAGAGTATTGGTCGCGGTATTGGGAATCTTTTCACTGGTGATCTAGATTATGCTCGTGAGCTAGAATTACAGTCTATTTCTAACGCGTTTTCTGCGTCGGAGGCTCAAAAATCACGTGATTTTTCTGAGCGTATGTCATCTACGGCTTACCAACGCGCCATGAATGATATGAAAGCTGCTGGGCTTAATCCAGCTTTGGCTATGTCGCAAGGCGGCGCTTCTACGCCGTCTAGCGCGTCTGCTAGTGCTTCTAGCGCGCATGCTGGAAAAAGCGGTCAAAGTCTTGCGACTTTGATTTCTTCGCTACTTGGTGGAGCTTTTAAAGTTGCGACTACTTCTATGATTAGTGAGGCGCAAATGGCGCAAACATTGGAGCGTTCGTCTAATGCCTATCAGATTGCTAAAATGCGTGGTGATAGTGCATACGAGGTTGCTTTATCTCGTGACATGGAGCATATGGCGCGTGATGAAAAGTGGCGTGATTATTATTCGAGGCGCCGTTAATAACGGCGTCTCGCGCGCGTACGCGCGCTCCTACGCATTTATTAACTTGATATAAATGCGTAGGTTTTTTTTAAGGAGTAAAAAAAATGTGTCTTTATCCAAAGGAAAGAGAAATAAAATGTCGTGACGGAGTAAATCGAATTTTAGTTACTCGCTGCGGTCGTTGTTTTGAGTGTCAAAAAGCGTATTCGAATGAATGGGCTTTGAGGCTTTATCATGAAAAAAAGTATCATTTGTATAGTCTTTTTTTAACGTTGACTTATGACGAGGCACATTGTCCGTCAATGCTTGTAAAAAGTGATTTACAAGCATTTATTGGTCGATTAAAAAAAGAGGTTGATTGTCGTTATTTCGCGTGCGGTGAATATGGCGGACGCGGTGGGCGTCCTCATTATCATTTGATGATTTTTACTAATGATATAGACGCTTTTGGTTTGTTTAATCCTACCGCTTTTCGTTACTCGTCTAGCGCGCTTATTTCGCGCTTGTGGACTTTTGGATTTCATACTATTGAAACGAAGATTGAATTTGCAACTCTTCGTTATGTTGCAAAGTATATGCAAAAGGCGCGATTGAGCGACTTTTCTGCTGACTTTCAAAAACCTTTTCTTTTGATGAGTCATAAGCCGTATATTGGTATGCGTGAAGATGAGCTTTGTAAGTGGTATTTCGGTCGCAACAAAGATGATAAATTTTATGTCGATGGCGTTGCTTATCCGATACCGAATTTTTACACGCAAGTTTTGGAACGTAACGGTTTTGTGTTGGATAAAATCTATAATATGCAACGTTTGAGTCGTTCGAAAGAGTCTATCGACGATCGGAGTCGTCATATTGTAAATGTATATGATACT